TATATTCCAACTAAAAAATCTATTACGATTAAAACTCCGATTGTTAATAACATTGGTACTACTGGAGTAAATATAGAAATTGCTGCAACAAACATAGGCATTAAGTATTGTTTCATAAATATAGTTTATTTTTATAGTAATGGTATTCCATTACCCGGATTAGCTCCAAACCCATCACAATTTTGCGGATCGTCAAATCTACCTCCTGGTACGTATATTCCCCAGAAGTAGTTCTGTCTTGAAGATGGTATGTTTTCAAATGTATTTATATAGAACTCTAAGTACTCCGGAAATGTAGTTGTCACGCCCATCAAGTGTTTCGTTAATCTGTCTGTAAAGTACTGAGCCTTATGTCTTATACTAGATGTTAAGTAGTTAACTTCGTTTAAGTCCGACGGATTAGAGTTGTCCGAGTTCTGTTTAGATATAGCCTTGTTGGTAAATTTGTAGTTTGCGTACAATGCGAACTCCATAGTAGCCCACCAAGTTAAAGCAGGTTGGATGTACTGAGTAATCAAGTCTATCTCATCTACGTTTAAAGTTGTAGTACTGATTTTATCCATTAAAGAATAATAAAACTTCGTCCCTAAACATCTTTGAATATAGGTGTCTTGAGCCGGTTTGATATATACAGCAAGTTCGTCCTCATTAACATATTGAAGGATCGGGCTGTTGTCTTTAAGGTACTTCACGGTGATAAAAGCTGAGTATATCATTTTACAAAGTATATTTTTTTAGTATTAAAGGTTCAACTAAACCATTAATCTTAGCAAGTTTATTTAAAACGCCTTCTATATCACGCTGTCTATAACCTATATAAACTGCTTGATATATTCCTAAACTATCTTCTAGTTCTAATCTACCTCCTAGTTGTCCCGCTACAAACACCCCGTATAACATCGGATTAATGACGTTATGAGCAACAAAAATGTTTTGACGTATTAAATCATTTAATTCCGTATATCGTTTGTCAGAATCGTTTAAATCAATTTTAGTTAATTCAGGTTTTTGGTCTGTTCCATTACTGAAAGCAAGAATAAACTTTCCTGCTCCATTTGGTCCAGTAAACTTGTCTTGGATTTCTCTGTATGCTCTCTTCATTTCCTCTGGTGTTGGTACTCCACTATTAAATGAAAGTAAAAACCCGGCCGAGAATCCGTTCATAATTGAGTTCTTATGAAAGTGTGCTATCTCATACTCCGATATAAACCAGTTTAAAGAACCATAGTACTTTGGAACCGAGTACCATTTATTACCGATTGAGTACTTCTTATAATATAGAACCTGATTTTTCTCTTTTTTATATTCGGTTGAGAAAGCTTGCATCTTATGAGGAGGACATCTTCTTAATCCAATAGTGCTCCAGTCCTCAGCCATCCAAAAGTATTGTTCCTTCTTAGATGTATAGAACTCCTTATCATATCTTAAAGATTGGATCGGTACGTGGTATATCTGTGCTATTTTAGTTCCATCACTATTCCAAACAATTCCTAATGCGAAGCTGTCCGTAACCTCGTAGTCCATAGTAATCTTTTTAGCAACCTCTTCAAGGCTGTCCTCGTCAAAAGGGTTTTTTAAAAACTCCTTAAAAGATTCCGACTCTAATCCAGTTAATTCAAAACCATTTGCTGAAATCATATCTATTTTTCTATCAGTGATAGCTCTGTGAGTTATAGATCTTTCGGTGAATATATTAATTAAGTATTCAAAAAACATATTATCATCCCCGAACTCTATCCATTGTTTTCTGGATGTTTCTTTAACAACTGGTACTTCTACCTCATTATTTAAATTAACAACCGAAAAACTAATCTTAGTTGGTTCTCCGCTCTCGTCTATTCTTGCTTCCATATTTATATTTTATTTTTAATAGTCATTTATATCGAACACGTTCGTTGTGTTAAAGTCGGATTGAGTGAAAGATTTGTAAGAAAAATCGTTCGGTCCGAATATAACTAGTTCCCCGCTCCTTAGATATGAAGCCGAAGCAATGTTAAGGTCATACTCGTATAATGTTTCATATATATTATATTGATAAACTCCTGGTAGATTGTTTATAATTCCTTGAGTTAATCCGACCGATTGAGTAGTTGATGTTAGTATAAACTCGTCATATACTAAAGTTACTGGTGAAATGTTATCTGATGTGAAAAGTGTATTAACTCTAGATTGTTCGTTTATAATCTGGAAGATATAAAACGGGTTCAAAAGAGTTGCTACCTTAGTCAGCCTTAAAATGGCCGACGCCGTACCTAAGTATTCTAAATGTATCATACTATAAATATAATTTTATACTAAAATGTTTTTAAAATAAAAAACCCTCCATATAGTAGAGGGTTTTTTATTTTTAGAAATATGAATTTTAATTATGCAATTAATCTTAATGCTTCTGTTTCATCTATAATATGTATTGGTTCTGGTTCTACTGCTGTCAGTGTTCCTGTAAAACCTGCCATATCACCAAATGCTTTTCCTGGACCATTAGTACCAGCTGAAAGTCTTGCCCCGTTTAATCTTCCCATTAACAACCACTCTCCATTTTGAGTGAGTATTAAGATTCTAAACCTTCCTTGTGTTAAGATTAAAAACTTAGCCCTTGTAGGAGCATCCATTTTCTCCATAATGAAAGTTAATGTTTGTGTGTTGAAGATTGTTCCAAATTCGTTATTAGCCGTAACCTCACCAGTAGCTGATGCTTGTTCCGTATATTGTTCGAACTCGTAAAACGACGCAGATATCTGTGATGATGTAAGTATCTCACCATCTATTGAGTACGAGTACGTAGTACCAAGTTCCCACGGCCCGATAGCCAATGTTTGTACTCCTCCCGTGTTGTCTCTACAACCAATTGTGTATCCTGTGTTTAATATACAAGCCATTTATGTTTTTTTAATTTTTTGTGTCTTTTGTATCTTAAAGAATAGCGGGGCTGACATAGCCCCACTTTCTTATTATATCTTAACCTTTGTAAAGAACTACAAATTCTGGAAATGCTACCTGAGCTCCCATTTTAAACTTAGATCTAAAATAAACTAAGTCCTGGAATCTTTCGTACCACATTTCAAATGTTTCAAAATCATTTTCCAAATCTACTCCGTAGTAGAAGTTAGCAGCATAAGAACAAACAACCTTGTTAGAACCATTAAGTCCTCTAACAGCAATTACATTAAAGTTCGTACCTAAGTACCCGTTAATTCTGTAATCACCTTGATTAGCATCGTAATGGAAGTAGTTCTTCTCTCTTAAAGCCTGAGTTAAAGTGTTGAAGTTACCATAAGAAATGTAGATGTTTAAGTCTGCTTGTCCTAGTATGTCCGAAGCACTAGTAGTCACCGTGCTGATTACTCTGTCTATAATGTCTATAGAATCTGCTTTAGAAAAGCCAGAGAAAGTTGAACCAGCAATTAATACTGATGCTGTCGCTGATGTAAATTGTAGTACGTTCATAATTCCATTACATAATGTTTGATTACCAGTTGTTGAACCAGCACCTGTGTTATTACCATCCTTTGAACCCAACCAGAAAAGGTCTTCGATTAAAGCCTGGATTTTAGCAACTTTCTCTTCCGTGTAAGTTACTTCAAAAGGTAGAACTTCGTTATACGAACCCGCCTTCATTAACTTTCCAGCCCAGTATTGTTCTAGGTCATTAAGACAATTGTTTTCAAACACCGTGATAGGACACACCTGTAAGTCTCTCTGTGAAAGGGTCACAGAACCCGTTGCGCTATAACCACAAGATCCACCAGCTATACCGATTAGATTACTCGTCATAAGGTTTAATGCGTCAGCATACTTGATGTTCGTTTGTATAGATACACCAGTCGTAAATGTTCTACCAGCCAAGATTGCTTTGTAGATTAGATCCGTAGCAAGTTGGTCTGTGTATTTAGTTAAAGAACTTAAATTTAAAGCCATTTTATTTTTATTTTATTTTTTTAATCTTTTTAAGATTTATTGTTTTTAGCCATCCAGTCAATGATAGAATCTTTCTTTCCGACTTTTGATACTTTAGTAAATTTGCTTTCAAAATCACCTGGTGTTATAGTTGTTTTTTCCGAACCTGGTATTTTAGAAAAGTTGTCCGATAACTCTATTATGCCGTTCTTTAGAACCTCGTCGGTCTCTTGTTTAGACATCTTCATCTTAGACATTTCTTCTTCCATAACTCCCATTCTAGTCATACACTCTTCCATCATTGTTCTTAAATAACGCATCTCATCTTCTGTTTCAACTTCTTCAACGAGTGGTTCTAGTTCGGTTGTATCAACTTCCATTTTTACATCTTCTACGGGCATAAATTCCGCAGACGCTGCTTCAACTCTATCAATTTTTCCGCCCGTTACGTAGACACAAGTTCCATCTTCTAGAATATGTTCTCCATCAGGTGCTGGTATTCTATTACCTGCTTCGTCAATGATTGTTAAGTCCATACCTGGTTCAAAACTTTCAGCCGAAACAATCGTTCCGTCTTGTAATTTAGCATCTTTAAAAACTTGCTTAGTGAAAAGTGTTTTCAAAAGATTAAGTGCTTCATATTTAAAATCCATTTTATCTTAATTATTTTTTAGTTTATACTATAAATATAAAAACATCCCGTTTTGTTATAATTATTTTTTAATCATTTCTAACAATGGAGTGATTAACTTATCATATCTATCATAGATTTCTTTTATCTTAACTTTGTCTTCGGAATCAACCGAATCGTACTCCTTTTGCTCCTCGTCTCTTAATTGTTGTATTCTGTCTTCTACACTTATAAACTTTTCACTAGACATATTTATCAGTGTTTGATAGGCAGATGATTTTAAGGCTGTATCAATCTGTTTAAGTTTTTTCTGAGCCCAAGCAACTCCTTCATTACCACCCCAAGCAAGCCACATTAAGGCTCCACAATCTTCCTCTGGATTACCCTTAGAGTTTTCTCTATGTCTTTCAAAAGCCGCCATACGAGCAATTGTTTCTCTTGATATATTCTCCCCTTTAGCAAGTTGGTTCGCTCTTTGCCATCCGACCAGAGTTCCACAACCTAGTTTATACTTGTCTCTTAATTCTATAGCTCTAGCAGCGTTCTCCGACGCCGACTTCGGGTAGTCATCGTATGTTTCAAACTTAAATGATTTAAAAACGCCTGTAATTTTATCTATCATTTCTTCGTCCGAAAGATCCGACATAACTATATTCTCTATTTCAGCCCATACATCTATATCTTTAGAGAACTCTTGTCTTTGTAGTAATCCGTTTATTTCAATGGAAAAACCTTTAACTATATCTGTCTTCACATAGTCCATCCAAAAGGATTCATCTTCTATATAAACCCTACCCATCCAAGTACCTTCGGGTATGTCTTCAAAACCTGGTACTACCATACCTTTTCTCACTATAAAATGTTCTACTAAAGTTCCTTTAACTACCTGTCCTGAGTGCATAAACGATATATTATTATTAAAGTTGTTTTTAGAGAACTTCCTAACAATCGATTCTATATCTTGTTTCAAAAACTTAACATTATATTCTCCTCTAAGTTCATCGTTCCTATACATAATTTTATCGGCTATCATTAAAGGTCCATATAGTATTTGTTTATCTTTTTCAACTTTAAAATCAAAATGTTCCGACGAGAACGCCATCCAATTAACTTCTATTGCTGGTTCATCTACTAGTGATATAAAATCAACACCAGTTAATTCATCTTCTTCGTTTATTACTATTCTGTATAGTGGTAATTTTTCCATATTATTATTTATTTTTATTACCCACCGAAAAGTGAGTTCCCCTGTATAACATTAACTTTTCCTTGAACGTTTGATATATCTGTTTCACTTACAAAAACTTTAACCGGCTGTTGTCCTCCTCCACCGCCTCCACTACCTAACATATTAGATGCTCCTCCTATAGCCGGCTGTCCTCCTAGTCCAAAGGTTGGTAATCCAACAGGCGCTTGATTACCTCCTTGAACCGCTGAGCCTCCCGAACCGGCTGTTAATGATGAGTCTCCTCCTCCACCGCCTCCACCATCTGCTGGTTTGGTTGCTTCAAATTTAGTACTTACAATTTTAGCAACATTAACTAATCCGGCTGCTACTGCTACTCCGGCTGCTACTGCTGCTCTCGCTGGTGAGGTTACGTCTCCTACTACTAGTTGTGATGCGAACGCCGCGTTCGCGGATTGGTACGTACTCATCACGGCTGCTGCTACGTTGGCAGCCTTTGCTATATTGAAGGCTCTTTTTTGAGAAGCCTCCGACTTGCCAGCAAATGATTTAGCAACATCACTTATTATACTAGCAACCGCTATGGCAGACCCTACAGCAAAATCTTTGTTTCTGTCTCGGATTACTTTTTCTTTCTTCGCTGTTTCTTCTGTTATAGCAACCTTTTTATCAGCCGCTTCTTTATCTAATGCTAGTATGGTATTATCATAATTAACTTTGTATGCTATCTTCTCCTCGTCGGTTAAAGCGTTGTATTCATCTTCCAGTTGTTTTTTATCAGCCTTTAATTGGTCATCAACTTCAGCTTTCGCGGCTGCGTCATCAGTCATCCCAGTAATTTCTACATCTCTAGTAGTCTGTTGAAAAGTTGTTAATTTATTTAATTTTTCCTCGTCCTCCGCGTCTTTTTTATCTTTTGCTTTCTTTTTAACTTCTTCGATCTTTGCTTGAGTTTGTTCGTTGATAGCAATCATTTCATCGTCAAACTGCTTCTGTCTCTCTTTTTGTTCCTCCTTTGTGAGTTTATCAAATTGTGCTTGTAATTCCAACTTTCTATTATTACTATCGTTCATTAACTTCTCCTCTTCTGTTAAGTGAGATTCAAATGCTTTAAGTAATGATTGGTCCAGTTTATCAACGTCCTGTTTATGTTTAAGTGCGGCGTCATCTTCAACTTTTTTAGCCTTTTCACCAGCTGCTTTGTTTTTTTCAGCAACTTTGTTATTCTTTTCTTCTGTTGCTTTAACAGCCTCATCAGCAAGTTTTTTCTCTTCAACTCTAATCTTTCCAAGTTTATTACTATATTCTAATGATATAGCTTTTATTTGTAAATCAAGGTTTTTCTTAATTACAGCATCTTCCTCCGACCCAGCTGATTGCTCGTAGGCAAGTCTAGCATCTATTTGAGCCTTTTTAAAGTTCGTAATAAACTCTTCCTTCGCCTCCTGTCTATCAGCATTTGCCTGTGAAAGATTACCCGAAGCAACATCGGCCTGTCTTTGAGCCGCACTAATCTTTTTTAGATTCTCTTCAACTTTGTCCTTATACTTCTCCTCGGCAGCAGCTCTTTTTTCGGCCGACTTTTCGGCGTCAGTGTCTAAAACTCCAAAGTATTCACCTAATGCTTTTAAACCTTCGTATAACAAATATAGAGGTCCTAAAATGATTGTTAGAGCAATCTGTCCTGCTACTCCAAACTCTTCAAACTTAGCTTTAATGTCGTCAAAATATACAATTAAACCTACAATTGCTGCGACTAATACGATTACTCCACCTGTTGCTATTGCCCACGCAACACCAGCCGATACACCGAACGCTGTTGTTATGGTTGTTAGTACCGTGGTTGCTGCTGCCGCTATTCCGTTCTGTACGGCAAGGATCGTTGATGCTATTGCTGATGCTTCCTTTGAAGCGGCGTTTTGAGTTGTAGCAACCGTGTTAGTTTCGGTCGCGGCTGTTTCTACCGATTTCACTCCGACTAAACTTAGAAGAACTACTTTAAAGTCCTTAGCAGCCTGTCCTATATTAGCAAACTCTTTTAAACCATTAGCAAAGTTCATTACTCCTTGTAGTTTAACAAGTTGTTCTTGTATGTCCTTGTTCTTCTCACCAAATAATGCCTGAGCTCCGATTACGGCTTGGAACCCTCCGACTCCGGCCTGAGCGACACCACTAAATGATTTTGTTAAGTTTTCGGTTGTATTACCTGATAGGGCTTTAATCGTTCCATTAACATCAGCAAGTTTATCTTGTAATTCTCCGGCTTTTCTAGTTGCCTCGT